TCTTTCTTGCCCTCGAGCTTTTTCGTCAACTCGAGGATCACATCTTTCATCCCCTGTTCACCGAGGTTGCCGATCACGCCCCATTTTATTTGGGCAACAACCCCGCCAACATTCGAGAGGTTTGGCTCGAGATCACCATCGGCGAATTGTTCACCATCGCCAAAATGTCGCGCCGCCCATGCCTCTCGCTCTTTGATCCAACTCAAAACGCCCTCGGTTTCGGAACCATCACGCGCTCGGCCCCATAGGGTGAAAGCCTCATTGCCGCGAATATTTCCACCGGCTCCCCATATGTCGGGGTTAAATTCTTTGATGTTCTCGGCGAAATCCCTGTCGAATTGAGGATAATTCGAGTTTCTCAAAGAAATTTTAAGATCATCGCCTTTTTTCGGGAAATCAGTTGCCATCGGTGGGTTCCTCATCCTCGATCGGTTGAGCCGTGAATTTCATCGGCCCATATCCAGATTGACCGCCGCCGAACGGTTGGAATGCGAGATCAATATCGCGCTCGCTCGCCATTTGTTTCTCGAGAACGATTTGATCCATCACATCCTCAATGTCTCGGCCATATTGGTTCGCAACATCTTGCATCGATAGAATGCCGGAATTTAAGCCAATCACCGCCGCATTCATTTCACGTTGAGGATCAACCCAAGCAAAACCCCGCGCTCTAAATTCAACATTGTCGGCGAATTTATCAAACCGAACTGGCGGAATTGGGATCGCGCCATTGTCCATTGCGGCCATCAACCAAGCCCGAAAGATCGGTTGAACGAAATGCTCGATCATAAAATCATGCAAAACTTTGTAGAAATCACGATCCTCGAGAGCGCCTTGGCGGATCGAGGAATAAGAGGTTTGCGTCAAATCATTCGAAATCGAGGCATAAGAAACACCCAATGCCGAGGCGATGCCCCGCAAAACCGCCTTTTCAAAATCGGCAAAGTTATTCGATCCGGTTGATGGATCAAACGTCTTGAAATCTTGTCCTGGCCCGAGTTGGTGAAACGTTCCTGGATCGGCCTCAATTATTGGCGTGTAGGTATTTTCTATATCATCGCCGACGAACTCATCGCCGGTGGGTGTGGTAAAGAAACCCATTTTAGAGGCCGAAACCCTCTCGGCCACTAAAACCGCCTCTCTCATGCCGTTGAGTTGCTTGAGAGGTGCAACCGCCGCCGCCATCCAAGGCACCCCGCGCGTTTGCTGCGCTCGATCCGGTGCATAAATGTGAAGCATTTTTTCCGCCGGAATCCGAGTCCTCTTTTTCGCTAACGTTGTCGCATATTCCGCATCTCCAGGATGAGAGGCCAAGAGATGATAAGCGACTGGCCGATGGAATTGATCGATCTCGATGCCCATTCGGATCTTGTTGCCATTCGGCAAATCTTCATTCTGATCTTCATCGAGTAAATCAACCTCGAGAAACTCGATCGCAAAATTGAATTGATTTCCTGGATATGTCACCAAACGAACCAACAATTCGCCATCTCTCGCCAATGCTTCCGCCGCAAAACGTTGCGCGTCTTTCCAAGAAAACCGACCATCAACAGTGCAAACGCCTTTTCGAGTCCACGCCTTGAATGCGTTCTCGATGATTGCATTGCCTGGCGAATCAAACGTGCCATCAGCATTCTTTGCCTTCACTTGCAAATTGACGCCTTTATCACCGACCACATTCGTTTTGATCAATGTCAAAAACCGCCGCGCATATTCATCATTTCTTGCAAGATCGCGGCATCGATGGCGAATTGATTTTAAAGCCGGTCGAATTTCCGCGTCGGCGGATTTTGTCGATGCCACAAAATCAGAGAATAAACGACCGGTTTGAGCGGCTTTAAATGAGCGCCGTTTGACCGGCTTTGCATCTCTTTTTAGGAAATCAAAAACACCCATCTTTTAAAACCTCGCCTTGATCGTCGCGCCGGTCGATTTGCCTCGACGCACCCGCTCTTTTCGCTTTTCCATCGTCAATTCATTTCGATAATAATCTCGCCATTTCAAAAGATCATCGATCGACAATTTCACCAAAGAGCGGCCATTGATTGAATAATTCGAAACATCGGCATCGGCGCGATTTTGCAAAAGCGACTCGATTTTATCAACCATGATTTCGGCATGGGTTCTCGGATCAACATTGTTGACATCAAGATCAACAATCGCCTCGAACGTGCCTCGATCGACCACCACCCGCTCGGAATCCGAGTTCCTAAGAATCTCGAGTTGCCAATGATAATAACCCGCGTTGAATGCCGCCGAGGTTGCCGAATCCGCAGTGAATAAATAATCATCGCCGGATGCGGTTCCGACAAGTTGGATTTCGCTCGATCCGCCGCCGGTTATTCGCGCGATATATGTCGCGGTGTAAAGATTGTTTGGATAATCGACCCCGAGATCGGTTCTTTTCCATTGAATGAAATCACCAACAACAATTTCGAGCGGCTCAGTTGTTGGGGCATTTGCGGCATCGAATAAATTCGCCATTTATATCATCTCCAAGAGTTCACAAAGTTGCCGCTGCCTGGACGCCTCATCGGTCTTTGTGATGGCCGCGACACCTTTTCCGCGACCTCGGCTTTTATTTCTGGCTCATCATCCTCACTTTGTGCCGCCTTTGCGAAACGATTTGCCAAACTATTCAAATTTAGATTCATGATCGCCAACGCCGCAATCGCATAAACGCGACAATCAAGAGCCTCATTTCGGGGTCGGGTTTGCACCCATTCCCGCCTCTTATAACCTTTTTTGAACCGAGTGACCATCTTTTCCGCTGTTAGCTGCAAAAAGTATTCATCACCCCGCCCCTCGGGAAAGTGACAATATCCTGGCCCTGGCTCTCGAATTTTCAATCTCGAATAAACCAATTCCTTGATCCCATCAACACCCACTGGAAACAGTCTAACAGATTGCCGATTGTTTTTCGAGGGTTTTCCGACTTGCGGCTTCCCCTCGCCCCCGACACCCTTGATCGCAAAGATTCTGCGCCCCTCTCGAGGCTTCACAAAAACATAAACCGCGTTTGTGTGATGGCCCCCCGAGTCAATACACGCGCACCGAATAGGCATCTCAATCCCTCGAGGATGATCCCACGTTTCCGACAAAACCGCATCGAGTTGGCCCCAAACTTGAGGCGAGGATGGGTCGCCGTAAATTGTCCGATAATCTAGCGACCAACTTTCTTGATCTCGGCCCCATCCGACAATTTCAATTTCAAGACGATCGTCTTGTGTATCGATTCCGGCGGTGATTAGAACGCATTCATCCGGCAAAAACTCTTTATCGAATGAATCCTTGCCAGGAATGTCATCCTCATCGATGCCATCGCCTTGTATCTCAAAGGTTTCGCCGAGATATGTGTTTGTCCAAACCTTGAGCATTTCCGGCAATTTCTTAGCCTTCAAGAAATCTCGAACCGCATCCTCGAGCGAAATCCAAGGCGAATAGATTCCGGAAATCTGAAAACCGGCAATGCCATGAAAATTTTGGCTCGCTTCCCAATAGCCATTCCGAACGGCTTTGTTTTTCTCCGCATCCGACCAAAAAACCCCGCAACCATCGCAAACATAACCGGCGGTTTCCGGTCGATCTTTTTGCCATTGCACGTTTCGCCATTCTAAGATTTGAGCCTCATCGCAATGAGGGCATCGAGCAAAGAACCGCCGCTGATCGCTTTGCAAATATCTTTCCTCGATGATCGATGAGCCTTTGTTGGTTGGCGTCGATACCATCAAAATCTTGCGGTTCCAAAATGTCGCGGATCGTTTGCGAGCCAATTCAATCGGATCGCCCTCGCTTCCGGATGATGCCGGAAAGCGATCGGTTTCATCGAGCAAAACAATTCGGATCGGCCTCGAGGCAAGTTGCGCCGGTGAGTTCGCGCCGATCATCGAAATCCGACCGCCAGGAAAATTCTTTTGCAAAGTTGTGTTGCCGCTGTCTCTCGATCGAGGGTCTTTCACTTTCCCTTTTAGGCAAGGTGTATCGCGCAACATCGGCGCGAGACGATCTTTCGAAAAGGTTTCGGCCATGCCTTTGTGACCGGTTGGCTGAACAACCAAGATCGGCGCGGGGTCGTTTGCAATGTGAAAGCCGATCACATTTAGCAAAACCTCGGTTTTCCCGAGTTGCGCCCCCGCTTGAACAACGATTTCATTCACCGATGGATCACTGGCCGCATCCATGATGCCCCGTAAATACTCGGTGCGCTCGGTATACCATCGACCAGGTGCCGCCGATGCCTCAGACGATAGCCGCCTTTCGAGGTCGGCCCACTCGCTGACGCTTAGGCGCGGCGGTGGCTTTAGCGTTTGAATCGCCCCCCTCGCCACCTCTTTCATCGCTTCCACCATCATCGGGTGCGACATCGATTTTCGGATCATAGGTCAAAAGTTCCTCTAAACAATCACGAACCGATCGATCGATGATGTCTTTTATCTCGCCGATTTCGGTTTGCTTCACTAACATCGGCGCAAGAATCGTCGGCATCGATAAGAGCCTCGATTTCATATTCGCCAAAACATCGGCC